AGGCAGGCGAGGCAAGGCGGGGCGTGGCGAGGCAGGGCGTGGCATGGCAGGCCAGGCGTGGCAAGGCAAGGTGAGGCTGGGCATGGCAGGCAAGGCCCGGCGCGGCTTGGCGGGGCCGGGCGGGGCGCGGCACGGCAGGCAGGGCGTGGCAGGGCTTGGCATGGCCAGGCTCGGCAAGGCAGGCAAAGCACAAACCGCAGCGATAGAGCGGGGTACAAGTGGATCGCAAACAACAAACAAAAATAGAAAATGAAACTGATAAAACAAGAAAACGAGATCGAATCCAAAAACGATGAGATCAAAAAACAGTTGGAGGCAATCGCGAATCGTCCGGCAGGACTCAACCCGCGAACGCTCTTGACGGAAGCAGCAAACCCACTCAGCAGTCTCCACAAATACTTTGAGTGGGACGACACCGAAGCCGCTATCAAATGGAGGGAGGCGCAAGCCTACGATCTCATTCGTAGGATCAAAGTGGAGATCACAACATCGGATCAAAAGACGCTAACGGTTCGCGCCTTCTGGCCTATCAAACACGTCGAGGAAGACGGCACAATCGACGGAGCAAAGCGAGGGAGCTTCATGCTCGTCTCAAATATCATGGATGACAAGGAAGCGACTAGACAGGTCATCGAAAATGCAAAAAGCGAACTAACAGCATTTCAAGTGCGATATTCAAAACTCGCAGAAATCTTTGAGTTCGCTGGGTTGTTCAACGAAATTCAGAAAATCAAAGCAATATGAAAATAACAAAAGGAAAACAAACACGCGCCCAGCGCGTCGTCATCTACGGAGTCGAATCCGTAGGCAAAAGCACATTCGCGGCCAAGTTCCCGAAGCCGCTGTTCTTGGACATCGAGCAAGGCACAAGCCACTTGGATGTGGATCGTTGCGAGATCGGAACGTGGAAGCAACTAACCGACGCATTGGCTGAAGCCAAAGCGACAGATTACAAAACAGTAGTCATCGACTCGGCAGATTGGGCGGAACGCTTGTGCGTAGAAGACCTACTGGCAAGCACCAAGAAAACCAGCATCGAGGACTTTGGTTTTGGGAAAGGATGGGTGATGGTGGCAGAGCGAATGAGCCGGTTCCTGTCATCAGTCGATCAACTCATTGATTCCGGTAAGAATGTGGTCATGATCGCGCACAGCAAGATAGTGCGATTCGAGGCTCCAGACGCATTGGCTGCTTACGACCGATACGAACTGAAACTAAGCAAACAATCGGCTCCACTCTTGAAAGAGTTTGCGGACGAGCTTTGGTTCTTGCGTTTCAAAACCAAGGTCAGCACAAGCGACAGCGGCAAGGGGAAGGGCATCGGCGGCAAGGAGCGCATCTTGTTAACCACGCACTCGGCAGCTTACGACGCGAAGACGCGATCCGGACTCGCGGAGGAACTCCCTCTGGAATGGGCATCGGTCGCGCACTTGTTCGAGGCCGTTGCAACTAAACAGCCGAACCATATCGTCGAAGCCGACGGAATGGTAGGATGGCAAGCACGGCTCGCAGAGCACGAAGGCGCGGTGAACCAGTTCCTAATTGGGCGCGGAGTCCTTACGAGCGAGCAGACGTGGCGTGACTGCGCGCCGGAATATCTGCACCGCGTTGCACTTCGCGTTGATCAATTCGTCAATACGGCGGTCGAATGGAGAAAGGCGAATTCGTGACAAATACTACCCATTATTTGCAACGGCACTTATACCTTAAGTATTTAAAATAAAATGAGTAAAGAAATATCACCCTCAACGCTTCCCAAACTGGCCGAATGCGCTCTCTTTGAAGGCGCAAGCGGCACGAGTGCGGCAGCAGAGCGCGGAACAGCGATAGACGTTGCGATCCGAAATCTGATATCGGCAGAAAATGACGTTGCAATAGTCGGCGAAGACGCCGGTGCTATCTCCTACGGAGTCGAGGAACTAACACGCCTTGCAAAAGGATCGTTCATAGAGACCCGCGAAGAGTATCTTGCGATGGCAGTACCTGGACTTAGCAAGCTCGGCACGGCGGATGCAGTTTGCAAATCCGAGAAGTGGGTTGCTGACATCAAAACGGGACAGGTGCGGAACTACCGCGAGCAACTCGCGGCCTACAGTCTGGCGTGCATGGAAGACAACTTCGACACGTCATGGACGGCTCACGTCATATATGTCGATCAAAAGATGATCCGTAGCTATGATTTTAGCTACGAAGAAGCCAAGCAGATCACTCAGCGCACAATCGACCGCGCAACAAGCGCGGAGGCGAAGCCGACGCCTTGCGAGTATTGCTCATGGTGCAAGCACTACAACAACTGCAACGCCATCGTGCGACAGGCTGAGAATGCTATCGCTCTCATTCCAGAGGCAACCGGTAACAGCATCGAGGCGATCCGCCAGCGAATACTCGCAACAGCCGAGAGCATGGGAGCATTCGCGAAAGAGTGGAAGCTCGCAGAAAAGGAGATCGCCGAGCCGGTGCTCGGTCATCTCAAAACGAGACTCGAAAACGGAGACGAAGTCCCCGGATGGAAACTAACAAGCATGAGCGGACGCAAGTTTGTGGAGCATGAAGCTATCGCAAAGGCGTCGCAAGGTATCACAAAAGAGACACTAATACTCGCAATGGGCGGTAAGATGTCAGAAAAGAGTTATACTGAGTTTTGCGCCAATAACGGCATTGAACCGGATACAACTGCGATAAAAGCGGGAGCGCCAACAACACAACTCAGACAAACAAAAGTTAAATAATTTCCTCGCCTTGCTGGAAATATCCGGCGGCAGGGGCAAAGGCGGGCTGCGCATGCCAAAACACGCAGACCAACAAACAACAATAGAAAATACAAATGCCAACATATAAAGCATCAGAACCAAAACAAGCAGCCGTCTACTACGTCGAGCCAGGGACATACGAAGTCGAAATCATTAAGGCCGTCGAGAAGACTTCGCAGGCAGGAAACCCAACGATCAAGCTGGACGTTGCCGTCCTACTTGAAGGCGGAACAACAGGGCCGAAAATGTGGGAACACTTAACCTTCACCCCGAAAGCGGCGTGGAAAGTAGATCAAGTGCTTTCGAGCATCGGTCGGGCCGTAGTGCCAGGAGAAGACGTAACGGTCGAAGCCGAAGACCTAATTGGCGAAAAAGGCGTTTGCCTTATCGGAGTTGAGCCAGGACAGACCAACCCAGACCATCAATTCAACTGCGTTGAGCGTTGGTTATTTGGCGATGAGAAAACCAAATGGCTCGGCAACCGGCGCAAGCCAGCGGCCAAGACGGACAAGCACATTGTCGCCAAAAGCAACGGATTCGTTGCACAACCCGCTGACGAAACCGACGATATTCCGTTCTAAGAAATGAACGGAACTCTCTCGCTCCGGCTGTGTATTTGTATGAATGACTGTCCTATTGGCCTACGTCTCGAAAGGGGCGACCCGCTCCCAGTCCACCAGCATACATACGATGACTCGCCGGAGGGGAGAGCATTGGCGGAAAACCACCTAGAAAGAATCGAAAACTATGTTCGACGGCATAATAAAATTAGCAAACCTAGCAAGACAAGTTAAAGATCATATGCTTGATCTTGAAGCTCTAACAAACTTATTAAACAACCGCATTGAATACTTGAATAACGAAAACGATGAACTCCGAAAAGATAACCAACGACTCCGACAATTCTTGTCAGGTCAAGATGAATAGAATGCAGAACTGGAAAGGCTACCCTCTCCGGTGCTGGCCGAACCATCAAGACGACTGCTATCGGTGGGATTGGGAAATCCTTATCGACGGTAAGTGGGTCGAGGTCGTTACTCAGTCCACGAGATGGATGGAGGACGAGGCCGAGGAGGTGCTGGAAAGGCATTTACGGAAGAAATTAAATGATCCTCTCACCTGACTTCTGCGATCACTACAAGACAAAAATCCTGCTACGCCTAGCAGGCCACGCAGGCGTCTTCAGCCTTCTTAAGCTCTGGTCGCAATGCCAGTTTCGCAAGTGCGAACGGATAGAAAAGACGGCTGACATCATCGCGGCGATAGCAGATTGGGAAGGCGACCCAATGCAACTCGAAAATGCGCTCGTAGAAAGCGGCTACGCAAGGCGCGAAGGCGATGCTCTTGTCCTGCATCAATGGCAGGATCAGAATAAGCGTTTATTCTCGAATTACAAAAATGGGAAGAAAGGCGGAAGGCCGAAAAGTGATACGCCAAAGCCTATAAAAAAGCCAGCTGGAATGCGTCTGTAAATAACCCAAATGAAACCCAACTATAACCCAACCGTAACCCAACGCAAACCATGAGTGGACTAGATAGATAGAATATCTATCTACTAACGTAGATAGATAGGCTTCGCCTC